GCCTATTTGGCATTGTCCCGCCAACACCAGCAATCGCTTCCATGACGCGAGCCGTGCTGATGGCACCACTAGCCATAGTGCTGTGCCTCGTCGGCATGACGGTGTTTATGATGCCGGGGTATGGAAGATTAAACTCCATCATCTTCTCAATGGCCTTGCGCGGTCTAATGCCGCCCGAACTTTCAATATCCAGGTAGTGCTTCCCTGCTGGCTTCTGTTTCCGCAATACGGACATTGAAAGATGCGCCTTGTTGGATGGCCTCATGTAGAAGGCATTCATAGTGTATGGCACGGGCCTATCAAATGTCTGGCTCATGTTTTTCTTATTCACATCCAGCAAGGCTTTACCAACGTCATTCAGCGCCTGGCTGGCGGCAAACGGAATCTGCTTGTGGATGGCCCGCTGCAACTTGTTGCTTATAACCCTGGCGCTTCCATTTACCTTCGCCTGTATCACTTCAATCACCCTGCGTGGAAAAAGTTCAGTGCAGCGTCCTGCTGCCGTCCTTCATGGCCTCGATGACGCTCGTTAGAACCATTGTTAGAGCGACCAGCATGGTGGCGATGTCAGTATGCCCTTCGTCCAGTCTATCGCCGATATACTCCAGCAGGAGGTCGGCCTCGTCCATCGTCTCGTCAACATCATCTTCGTCCATGCTACCACCCTACATTATTTGCGGCGAGCCGCCAACTTCTCTAGCTCATACTTCCTCTGTAGTATCAGGCCACGCTCCTCGTCTGTCCAGCGCGGCAATGTCGGAAGATACCGCCGCCGATTGGCAAAACCTTCTAACTCCTCCAGCGTCTCAACCTTCTTCAACTTCTCTTCCAGCGTCATGCAATCCTCCGTGTGGGTCGGGTCATACGTCAGGCGGGACACCGGGACACCCCTATAGGGGTGTGTCCCGTCCCGTCCCGCTACTGACCCCGGGACTGTCCCGGGACTGTCCCGCCTATGTCCCGCTGTCCCGCTTGTCATAAATGATTGAATTGTCTACGTTTATTAGCCCCTTGCGAACAAGGCCAGCACTTGCGCGGCTAAATACTTTGCGACGTGCATCATTGCTGGTGTCCGTCAACTTGGAGTAGAAAGTGTCCCGGCAAACCTCCTGATCGACGGCATCTCGACCCGCCCGAACCTCGTCAAACGCCATCATAAATATAACCTCATAGTCGGTCAGCTTGGCGCCGCCAGACTTGCGATTGATGACATCAATCTCGCGCAGCCTGACGCTCGTTGACTCCTCAAGGTCGGCCCCGATCAGCTTCACCTCGTCGTGCGTGAATGCCATCACCGGCGGCGTCTCTGCGTCCTTCATCTTGGTCCATGTGACGTGCAGCTCGATGGGCTTGCCCTCTACACTCACCTTCTCAACGCGAAACTCACAGTCCACCGCGCCAAGCAATGCCGAAGATCCACGCGCCCGCTCCTGATTGCCGTGGCCGGTGTGGTGGACCGCCAGAATGGTGCAGTCGTAATCCTCTCTGATTTCGTCAATCACTCGGATCGCGCCGCCCATCTCTTTGGTGCTATTCTCGTCAGCAGCCCCCATAGCCCGCGCCAGCGTGTCAATAACAATCAGCGCCGGCTCACCATATTCATCGACCATGCGGTCGATAGTGTCTCGCATTTCCTCAACACTGGCTTCATCTGTGATGATGATGCCACGGCTCGATTTGAAAAATGGCACCCCAGCGAAACTATCCATTTTGCCGTCCCTCCAAGCCGCTGCCCGCCGAGCGAAGCCACTATGGCCCTCACCAGCCAGATAGAACACCGGCCCTTGTGCAACCTGCTTTCCGTGGAAGTCATGCCCTGTCGCCACGCACATCGCCATATCGAGGGCTAGGAAGGTCTTACCAGCGCCGGGCGAGCCAAAGCAAACAGCGAACGTCTGCTTTTCCAACAGCCCCTCAACGAGCCATTCTGGCGCCTTGAAGTCAATGCTGCCAATCGGCACGAACAATTCCTTCTTGACGCGCACCTTCGATAGCTGCTTGGCGACAGATGCCTGCCCCTCTGCCAGCATGACATCGTTCCAGTCCGCGCCGGCCTTGCGCGGTGCGCGGTATGGCAGGCCGGTATCCCGCGCCGCCTTGATGCCAGGATCGTCGTTATCTGCCGCAACGACAAACTTCACATCAGGCTTATGTTCTGTTAGAATACGCGCCACCTTGGGCAGATTGCTGGCCGAGAAGGCGCAGACACACGGACGGCCTGTAGACATGGCCACAGAAGCCGATGTCGCCCAGCCCTCTGCCAGATACACCGTGCCTTTGACCTCGCCGCCGAGGACGCAGAAAGCCTCGCTGGTGGTGCTTCCCGCAGCGAACTTCTTGCCGCCGTCTTTGTCGATGGTCTGCATACCCGTGCGGACCAGCTTGCCGTCTTGCAGGTTATACATGGGTATATACAGGATTCCGTCCTGATCGAGCTTGGCGCCGAGCGGTGTCACACCCTTGCGGCTCGGGTAATCGCTGTATTCGATCTTGAAGTCGTGCAAGCTGTCTGTCCTCGTATATGTCGCCTCGCGCTCAGATGCCTCTGGGATGACGCGATCACGCCGCATCGCATCCATTATTGCCGGAAAATCGCCGCACTGACGGCAATGTGCGCCAAGCTCGCCATTATCCTTTGGCGCGATCCAGAAGCGGTCCTTTCCGCCGCAATTCGGGCAGGCGCCGTGAAACTCTTTGCCAATACGCTTTAGATTGTATTGCGCGATCACATTCGCTGAATAGTCGCCCCAATATATTGTTGGGTATTTACTATCTGCGCCCATATGTGGTAATCTCCCCGTGATGTTGGGCTAGTCCTCAAACCGCCTCGATGTCCTGTTTGCCTATATACTGGCCCGCTCCCGTATCTCCCCGGAAGCGGGCCTTTTTTCATTAGAACGGGATTTCGTCATCCAGATCGAATGTGGATGCCTTGGGCTTCTCCTTCACCGGCGGCAGTCCGAACGGGTCATCATCCCCGAACGGGTCAGCGGCTGGCTTTGCGGCTGCGGTCTTATTCTCGACCTCAAAGCCCTCAATGACAAAATCGGTGTCGTCCTGACCATAGACAGCCTTAGTCACCTGCATCTTGTCAAGCAGCAGAGAAATGCCGCCGTTGCCGTCAGGATCTGTCACTGGGTAGGCGATGACTACAGCATGGCCGACGCTGCCCGAGTAGAGCTTGCGGTCTTGCAGGGCTTGCTTGTTGCCATCCACCAGAAGCGGCGGCTGGTTGATTTCACCCTTTGCCGACATTGCCCGCTTCTTGGCGGTGAAAGTCACGATGCCATCGTCGCCCTTCTTCATGCCAAAGACCTTGCTGAATTGCGCGAGGCGGCTGTTGCGGGTCTGGCAGTCCTTGTAGTGGGCTACAAGCTCGGCGTGGACGGCCTTGGCATCCTCAACGGATAGCTGAAGGCCGACCGAGTATGCGGCGCCCTGAGCGCTTGCAGAGCATGGCTCAGACCGCTTTTCTTGGCTGTTGTAGCGGTATGGTTGATCCAGCTTTGGCCATGCGAGCAGGGCGTTGCGGATTACGATTTTCTTGAAGTCTGGGTTTGCCATTGGTTTACTCCTTTTGGCGTAGGTGTGTGAGGTGCCGCCTCACTCGGACTTGAGCCAGGATGGTGGGTAGACCATCGTGATCGAACCCCATCCAGTCTCGAATTTGTTGTGCGTTTCGGCCTCGGCGATCTGATGCAGGCCGCGCATCATGTCAATGTTTGCGAGGTCCAGCGCCTCGCGTGACATAACGTGCATATGGGCAGCGTATGGTGCGCCATTCTCAACGGCCATGAAGGCAAAGTTGTTGACCTCCCAGCCGCACAGCCCGGACACATAAATGTAGAAAGCCGCCTGAACGTCATAGCGATAGTTGTAGATTTGGCGGTTAAAGCCTGACGGTGATGCGTCAACGGTAGTTTTTAGGTCGGCCATCGCAGCCTTCTCTGGGCTGTAAATATCTGGCCGGCAGCGCAGCTTGAGGTTCGTCTCAGGGCAAACTGCAAACAGCGAATGCTCGATCTTGTTGTCTTCAGAGTTCAAGAAGGCTCGGCAGGTAGGATCGGCCCTGACGGCATCTGCAATCTCCAGAGCGGCCATATATTCGCCCTCTGGCAGCAGCATCTTGCCAGATGCCTTGGCTTCTTCATCTTTCCAAGCATTGCCACGGCGCGTCTCAGGCCCGCAGATGACGGAATTGCCGCCCTCCAGAACCATGTCATGCACGGCAGTGCCGAGCGCCATTGAGGCCGTCTCTTTGAACTTTTTGTTCTTCCAGTGGAAGATGCTCGATGTAATGACAGCCTTCACGTCAGACGACGATATCGCATCGCTGGCATGATATTGTTCGTTTGTTAAGTCATCGCGGATCATGCGTTACCTCCATTTGCACATTTAGCCTGTCCCTGACAGACGCAGACCATAGCTGGCTCAAGTCGGATAATTGATCTTGGCTCACCGACAGGCATTTCCCCTTGCCAATATCGAAGTCAACGCATCGATCAAGATATGCCTTTCTTGAGATGCAGCCGACGACACGCATCACATTTGGCTGTTGTGTGGCTGTCACCAGAACGGCCACAGGCGCCTTAAAGGCATCTGCATCTAGGAACAGCAGTTTCCCATGCTGATGAAATGTTGCCTTCACGTCAACACCGATCTTGCCAACCCAGATGTCAACGCCATTGTCGAATCCCAGACGGCATGGATCATATGCTACTTGGAATATCTTGCAGACCGCCATCTCCGCACAGATTCCAAGAAGCTCCAGATCTTGAGGCGTTCTGTCGTCGCGGTTCTTGCTGACCAATCCAGAAAGTCTGGCCAACTGGTATCTCAAGTTCGCGCCCTGCTTCGCGCCATACAGTTCCGGCTCGGTTAGCTCAACCAGGATGGGTGTCGGCTGGGTCATTTGTTCATCAACTCCCGCGCTAGGTAGCAGAACCCCTCGATGGAAAATTCGACCAGATACCTGCCATCGTCCTGATCGCCGTAGAGCTTTGCGATGGCTTCCAGAGAAACTACGCATCGTGGCTCGCGCCGGTCGAACTTGTAGATTACGCACGGCATCTTTCCGATAGCCAGCGCGGCCTTCTCCGACTGCGCCCACCATTCCGGCTTCATGCCCGTTCCGGTCGCATAGTGCTTCGCCTCGATGCTGAACGGGAATGCGTCATTGTCTGGAATTAGATCGCCGCCAGCGGCAGTCCGATATTGCTCTAGGTTCCGCTCGAAGCGGACGCCTAATTCTGCCTCAAGTATTTTGGCCAGCTTGCGCTCCCATGTAGCGCCCTTGGCTCTTCCGTTGGTCATTAAAGATCCTCCACCATCTGAATTTGCTGCCCGATCCACCGCATCACAGGCACGGCCATGCTGTTGCCCATCGCCTTGTATCGAGGGCCGTCAGCGGCGGGCTTGTTGCGATATTGGATCAGCGTGTAGTCGTCTGGGAAGCCTTGCAGGCGTTCACACTCGCGCGGTGTTAGGCGGCGG